CTGCTAAGTTGGCATCAACGTGGGGCTTGTATTGGTTGAAGCCTGCCAGCGATGCTGCGGTGGCACGATCCTGAGCGGCTGCGCCTCGCTTTGCGCCATAGATGCCTGCGGCCCCGCCAATGGCGGCTGCGCCAAGTTGCGCGGTAACTGGATCAATGCCCATTTGTTTATGTACTCCGTAGTTTGAATAGATGGCGATTGAGGCCACCTTCGGCGGGGACTGTGCCCGCATATGTGAACCTAAAAAGGCTCAGAAACTTGTGGTGCTTGTGATCGTCGGTAGCACTTAAAGTGTAGTATGTTTGATCGTCTGATAGCTGTAGTAGCTGGCTGAAGTCAGCTTGAAGCCTGCGCTTGATCGATGCCGACCAACGCGTGTGAATATCGCAGTGTATGAAGGTAAGCCCGTGCGCTTGTTCCAATGTCACAGTGTAAACGCCCGTGCGGGAGATCACAGGTGACCTCGTCAGACTGCCGACCATGAGTTGCCATTGTAAACGACGAGGCCGCTGTGACCCGACACAGGTATCCAAGGCGCAACTGCATATCGAACCATGCCACGGCGCTTGGTCTCAGGTTCAGCGTCAGAAACTAAGATCGTCGCTTCAGTGACCGAAGCTACTGTGCGCTCAATGTTCTGAAACTCGTTGCCCAGAACATCTCTAAGCTCGCCTGTTGGGAGCACACGACGGCTGTATCGCTCGACGATAGCATCTGTGCGCGGGGTGAGCTTTGGCGTGAAGATGATTGCAAAGTGTCCCGCAGTAATCGCCGCTTGGAAAGCAGCGCCGAAGATCGCTCTGGGGGTGGCCGTGCCGCTTAATACCGCAGACGCCGTGGCACTCATCAAAGCAGCCCGAGCAGCGGACGCAGTTGCTGTCATCGATACAGTAGCCGCAGCCGCCATTGGCACAAACTGGATTGCAGCGCCTGTTGCAGAAGCCGTCGCAGCGCCCGTGGCAGTTGCAGACACAAGACGCAAGCGGGTGCTTACAACAGGTGAGACAGTGGCGGCGGCGAGGGTTGCGGAGCCAACAACAGGTTTTAAGACCAATAACGAAGGAGAAGAGCTAGCCACAGCAACGCTGGCCGTAACATCCATGCCTTTGATGGCAGAATTAGCAACAGGTGATACTGTGGTACCAAGGGCAGCGTTGACAATGAAACCACGTAACCTGAGCAGCGTGGTTGGCGCTGGTGCAGTGACAGAGATGTCAGCGGAGGCCTGTACTGAGCGAATGCGAAACGATAATGATGAGACAGTAGCTGTGGTTGAGATCGAAGCGTCGTCTGGTGCAATTGATTTGACGATTAACGCGGGAACATCAGCAATCGAAGCAGCTATGGACCCAGATCCCGCAGCCTCAACAAACTGAGCAAGTGCTCCAATGCCCGACATAGCACAAGTGGCAGGGTTAGGCAGAATACTTAGTATTCTTGTCGCAACAGCTACCTGCGTGACCGACGTGCTTGCAGAGGCATTGCCCGCTGAAATAAGGGTTGTCGGTGGAGCAGTGGTCGTGATTTTTACTGTAGTTGGATTGACTGACGCAACTCGCACAATAGACGCGGTGGCTGTAGCAGTTACCGATAGTACAATCGGGTAGTGGCCAATAGTTCCAGCTACACCATAGCTATGGGGGATAACTATACGTGTGTATGCACCCGACTGTCCCGCAGTCCCAACGACAGAAACACCATTTGTAAATTCAGATGTGCTTGAGGAGTGGATGCCGTCTGGAATCTCAGACAGTCGTAGGGGGTGCCCCCCGTTTGAGGAGTGAGACTGATCAAATGTATACGTAGCGTTAGGAGCTAGGCTAACGGACGCTTGTTGTACGCCGTCAAGAAAGTATTTGTTGGCACCATTAACGTTCTGGACTGTCACAACAAATGTTGTTTGGCTGGTGGCTGTCTGGACTGTAGTAGCACCCATACCCGAATGATTCGTGCAGTAAAATGAGAGCAAACGTGGTAGGTGACTAGTACCTGATATTACACGTAAGAGAGCTACAGGGGTAGTTGTTACTGCAAGATTTGCGGAGTTAGGCTGTGTTGTTTTAATTACGCTGGACGAGGCGGTTGCAGTGACACTAAAGTGAGCGTCGATATCGGGGGCGGTAACTGCGATACCACTGACTGTGATCTGTGCGGTTACAGATAGCGTGTCGGGCTCTGATAAAACTGAGGTTGCTGCGAGCGGTCCTGCTGCGAGGGGGGATAATCCGAGCATGGATTAACTTTCTACATCGTATTGATGAGCACTGTCGCTACCGCTGCCAATAACGAACATTTTAGTACCGTCCGCGCTGAACGCCAAATCTTTCGGACTGGCTTCCTGAGATTGGACACTGAAGCTAACATTAAAGCTGACGTTGCCCGACGAGAGGCTAAAACCATTCGTCAAAGCATATTGATGAACATTATCACTATTTGTGCCAGTAATGAACATTTTAGTACCGGAAGAGTTGAACGCTAGACCATGTGGACCGGTCTCCTTAGACGAAACGCTAAAGCTAAGATTATCGTAACTGACGTTGCCCGACGAGAGGTCAAAGCCATTCGTTAATGAGTATTGATGAACACTAGCGCTATTATAGCCAGTAATGAACATTTTAGTACCGTCAGAGTTGAACGCTAGGCTCAATGGCGCGGAATCCTGAGATTGGACACTGAAACTGAGGTTAGAGTAGCTGACGTTGCCCGACGAAAGGTCAAAGCCGTTCGTCAAAGTATATTGATGAACACTATCACTAGCTTCGCCAATAACGAACATTTTAGTACCGGAGGAGTTGAACGCTAGACCATGTGGAGTGGTCTCCTGAGATGCGACACTAAAACTGAGGTTGGAGTAGCTGACGTTGCCCGACGAAAGGCTAAAACCATTCGTCAAAGCATATTGATAAACAATATCATTGGCTCCGACAGCGAACATTTTAGTACCGTCAGAGTTGAATGTAAGACCTGTTGGATTGTTTGCCTGAGAGGAGACGTTAAAGCTGAGATTATCGTAAGTAGCGGAAGATAGGTCGTACCCAAAAGATAAAGTAAACGCACTAATTGCCTGCGACACAGAGTTTCCGTCAGACGCAGAAAAGGTGATTGAGAATGAGCCAGCGTGGGCGCTGTTGCTCGATGGTGTAATCGTAAACACGTTTGCAGATGCTCCCGTCCCTTGAGCAACCGTTGCGGTTGATCCTAAAGTGCCTGTGCTTACCGTATGACTGAACGTGATCGGGAATCCTTCGGGGTCGGTAGCTGCAAGCGTGATGACCGTGGCTGTGCCATCTGAAGCAAGTTCATAACTTGCGGCTGCGCCTGTTATTGCGCTTGGGCTTGTGTTGGTCAAAGTCGCGATCAGAAACCAACCAGTACTGGTGTACATGAATAGTTTGTTGGAGCTTGTAACAAGGGCAGTGTCGCCCAACGTCATGCCCGTCTGCGCGAGAAGGCCAGCGATATCGCTATGCACAGTAGGGCCAAGGTCGGCGGCGGCGGCTGTGACAAAAACAACGCTGTCTGTGGTCGCGGTGATAGCTGAATTATTGGCGTTACTGCTCTCACTTGGTGTGCGGCTCAAAGTTGTTCCGCTTGCGGTATATACACCTGAACCAATTTCAAAGAGATTGTTTGGACCCTCTATTGTATACCGCACAGTCTCGCCATTGGAAACCCCAGCATCGGCAAAAGTGCTAAACCCGCCGGTAGAGGCTGCGCCCAGCGTGAGTGTTCCGGTGCCGCTGGATGCTACTGCCGTGATTGTCATTTTTGCGCGATTTACAAGTTTTACCATGTTTGTGTTCCTATGCCGTCACTCTCCAATACAACCTATGGTTTATGCGGCTGTGACGTCGAGGTCGCCTGCTGCGATACGCAGTACGTCCGAAACTTGGATGGTCTTTGCAACCGCAAAGCTTCCATGAAGGAGCATATTACCACTTGAAGCTGCATCCCAGATCGACCAAAAGCCTATGCTGCCCCACGCATTTCCCGAGCAGGCTGGGAAGTCGATGACAGAAGTATTATCGGTGGTGCCGCCGCTGGCAGCATCGAAGGCAACTAGAACGCGAGTGTATCCATTGCCCGAAAGCTCTGTGCCACTGTTGTTTTCGCCCATGCTGGCGACAGACAGGCCGAGATACACGCCGCCGGTCTGGCGGGCTGATGGTAGGGAGAAGTCTCCGGTTCCCAGTATTAAATCCAAGATTTCATTCTCGAGGTAGTCTGACATAGCTGACATTTGTTTAGTCCTTTAGTATGTATGTATGTTTCTAGCGACGGCCAGTGACAACGACATCAAGATCAAAGCCGCTAAGGGCAAAGTCCTTGTTGTCACCGTCGGCGACGGTCATCTTGTAGCTCAGGTATCTGCCGCCCTGCCGCGTATCGAGCTTGTAATCTACGCTAGTATCGAGCGTCTGAAGGGGCCCATAGTTTGGGACGTCAGGGGCAAGGGGAGCAGAGCCGAAGGTGAAGTCGAAGGTCTTGTCCGTGTTAGCTGTGACGACCTGTGGCGTGATCTTGGTTATGACTTTGTAGCCGCTGAGAGGTATCTCGACCTCATCCAAGTCAATACCTGTACGCTCGACAAAAGGAGCCGCAGTCGCAACGACATCTAAAGGCTGACTTAGTGAGCCATTGTCGCTTAAGTCCACGCCGTAAAGCTTGGGCACTGTGATGGCCCTGCCTGTAGCGTTCACGGCTTCGGTGTTGTTGGCGATTGACGCCATGATAACGTGGCGGTCAAAGCCACTGTCCTGAGATGCGTAGGTGCCCCCAGCAGTCTCATAGACTAGGGTGGTTGTATCGTAGGTCCGCACAGAGTTGATGTTAGCTGTTGTGGCCGAAACTACGTGAGGGAGGTCCATGAACGACCACGTATTGTATCTATAATTGTACACAGCGGCTCGGTTGGCACCGGTCGGTGCAAAGGCTGGGCGGTCCGTGGTCATATCGTCGGAGCTTGGGTAGCAAAAGTATATCTCGGACAGCGGGTGGTTATGATACGTGAAGCAATGATGCGTGGCTGAGTTATCGAGGGCATCGAAGATGTAGGCCCTAATGCGATCATCGACCAAGCTCTCGCGGGTGGTGCCGTCGTGGCTCCAGATATCGTCAGTATCGAAAACGAAATGCTTGCCTTGAACTTCGACAACGCAGTTCTGGCTAATGATTCCGCAGCTACTGAAGATCTTGCGGAAGTTATGTATGAACGCGCCACCGACAAACTCCATGAGCCAGACTTGGTCGTTGCTGTAGATAATGAAGTTAGTACCAAGGCTGAGACCGTCAACGATGGGTGTCTCCATCTGTATGATGTCGTTGGTACCTGCGCTCTTGGTTGGGTCAGACTCCTCCCACGACGTGGGTATCTGGTTAGGCAGGGCGATGTCGGAGAAGCGAACGCGGTTGGGGTAGCTGGTGCCACTCTCGGTGGTGTTCAGAGCGACAAGGAAATCGCCGTAAGTCCTGATCGCCTTGGCTCGGTAGCTGTTGGGCCAGAAGGTCAGGTCAGCGAAGTTGGTGCCGTTGGGGCCGCGAAATACGGGAACGCGGTCTTCTCTGTTCACGTAGGTCACGTCAGACAACACTGTGGCGGTCACGGGGGCTTCGGCAGAAGCACTTAGGGCACCAATGGCACCAGAGCGGTCTGCCAGAGCGCCGTTGGCGTACTCGTGCAACTTGAACTGATCTGAGACAAGGAGAACACTGTCGTAGCCGGTGGAGCTGAAGATGCCGTGAGCCAGCACAGGAGTGAAGGATACGCTCGACAACAGAGTGCGGAATACAGGGGAGCGGGAGATTGCGCCGTCAGCAAAGCGGACGTTAAGGGCCCTGTCAAAGGCGTTTATGGGGAGGTTGAAGGGCTCGACGTCAGTGACTACGCCGGTGACACCGAGGCCACGTATGGGTAAGTTTGGCATGTCAGCTAGGCTCAGTCGGCCATGTGATGCTGCTGCTAGGTAATTGGCTGGGCACGTCACGCAGCGCTTGTCGATAATCGCGCCACTCGTCTGACATGGTCACATCTTGCGATGCGCGCCAATCGCTGTCTGCTAGTTTGGCGTTGCGCTCGGCCCGTACGTCAGCGGCGAGTGCAGCGTTTATCTCGGCTGTGGTTGGCGCGGCGTAGGCGGCGAAATCACTGCCGATCACCGAACGCAAAGCCGAGTTGTCGATGGTGTCGTCCGTGTCTGATGGGTCTAGCGTGTATGGTAACCAGCCGTGATCAGGGTGATTGATTTGGACGTCAAATCGGGTGTTGTCAGCGTTAAGCGATTGTGCATTGCGTGCTTGTGTGATTTGAGTGCCCATTAGCTAATCCTCAAGAATAGAGTAACCGTTGTCGATTTGGCGGCGAGGGTGGAACCAGCATACGACCCGCCGACTGACATAGATCGCCAAGTACCTGAAGGCGCAGTGCCAGACATGCCGTGCAATGTGGGGTCGCGCGAGTATGTGCTTGCGTATCTGAGTGAGCTACCCGCAACACTTGCGCCAAGCGCTGTCGTGCTACCGTCTGCCTTTCCGAGTAGCGAGTAAGTGCCAACACCGCCAGCCGTTGTGTTGCCCGTGAAGGCATCGCCCCACGACACATCGGTACCATCAGAGCTTAGAACTTGGCCGCTGGTGCCTGCGCTGAGAACTTGCGTGGTTCCATCTGCGTGACCATAGAGGATCTGCCCACGTGCAAGGGCAGGGGTACCATCGCCCCAGGATATCGTGGTGCCATTGGACTTGAGAACTGTGCCCGAGGCCCCTATGGCGACCGCAGAGGCCACGGAGCTAGAGTTACCTACGACAACGCTACCCTCGGCTAGGGTTCCCACGACAGGCAAAGTTCCAATGAGCGGGGTCGCATTGATCTGGGAGGTCGTGGCGGTGACCCCGTCTAGCACAGATAGCTCGGTAGACGTGAGACCCGTAGATATACCATCGAGTACGTTGATCTCAGCAGCGGAGGCTGTAATTGAAGCAGCGAAGGTGGACGCAGCGTTGAGGGCACCGTGGGTGGCGGTGATTGCGCCGGTTACGTTGGGAAACGTGGCCTTCACTGCACCTTTGATCAGACGAAAGTGATCGTCGGCTTGGGCGAGGCCATCTGTGGCTGCGGGGTTCGCTGCGTTGAGGTCGCTTATGTATGTCGCGGATTCGAGGGCCATAGGTGGCTCCTGTGTGGTCAGGGGTGTCTTTTGTTTTCGTGGGGGACCCCTGCTCAAAGAGGTCTAACAACAACAACAACAACGCTCCCTTTACCCCTGTTTTTGAAGTTGACATTGATTACAGGGGTACGGGGGGTCGAATGCAGGCAAAGGGGACCCGCGATGCGAAGGTTATTGATCTAAGCTATTGATATTGTTACATATATGATGAGGGGGATAATATATCCCTCGCGGCTATGAGGCTATGCTGGGTCATAAGGGACATTAGTTCCACATAGTGGAAAACTTATCAGGCTAAGTAACATTCTTTCGTGTACGGATTGGGAAATGACATATAATTACGCCAAGAATAGACGCGGCGTCCCTCATACAATGTTCCATATTATCGACAAACAATCATACCAGCGGAAGCAACTACCTGCTTCGATTTCTTAGATGCCCAAGATGTCCGAGCAACTCACGTCATCTCTAGTCATCTCTAGTCACTGCGTCATCTTTGTCTTTATCTCTAGCTGTTCGCTGAAGATGTACTGACGCCAGACTTAGACACAATAGAACGACAGACCGTGTGCTCAAGCCATCAAAGCAACTACAACGTGGGAGATCATTGTACTCACCGAAGCTAAGTCTAAGCACACAAGTCTACGTCTGAACCGCATCTTCTGACAGTCAAACATAGCAAGGTCTGTCGATCTATTGTCTCTTATCGAGGGTAACATATGTGGTGCGACGCCACCCCTGTCTTCTCTTTATCTATAGCTGTACCCACAATTCAGAGTTGTGCTATGTTATACTCTAGGTTGCGCTATATATCTGCGTCACAAAGTGCCTTGAAATTGGGCATCAACGGTATTATCTTAGTGATGTCGGCGGCTCTGAACAGAGCTAAGGATAGTCGAGGGATGACTAGGTCTACCTAGCTATAGGTCTTCGGTCCACCTAGTGGATGACCAGCCTTCCCTCGCACCTCACCATCTTCAGTCAGCCTCGATGCTTCGCTTATCCTCAGTAAACATGCGTTGCCATTCGTCGTCAGTAATCCCCGTTACAAGGTACTCACGATCCGCAGCACTTAAGTGGCTCATGACATCTTGGATTAGTGCGCCAGCCTCCCAGCGCACCAGTTGTTCTTTGGTTACATCGATGTCGAGGTTGCGTGTGATCCCCGACACCGGCGATGTTCTTTTGATTTGCATGTCTGTCACCCGCACCTTTCTGCTATGTACTCACGCAGCTCTGATCGTGTGATTATGCCCATGCCTGCACAGACTGGACAGACGATGTACGTTGCGCTGGGCTCACCCGAGCTGTCGAAGACAGCAGCGCCCTCCTCATATCCCCGATCACATTGCGACGAGGGACAGGGCACCGTGTCGCTAGTATTAAGCCGCTGAGGATATATCGACGACATCACAGACACCTCCAGTACACGCGAGTTCTTGGCTGGCAGTGGTGTTGTCGATGCCCTTCTCGTAGTCAGCAAGCTTCGACCAGTCCACGCCCTTTGGCATATGCTCAAGCAGTCTATCGTACTGGGCAGGTGTGATGTCTTGGTAAGGTGCCTGCTCATAGGTGTGGTCGGAATGAGGCAGGAAGCTGA